GTAGGTATAGGAACTACTGATCCTACTGATTATTTAACAGTCAATGGTCAAATCACTGGAGGTTTTGGTGCAAACACAACAGGAGGCACTGCCGATTATAACCACATAACCAATGCAAGATCAGGAATGGGTCATACCTTGCTTTTAGGTAATGCAACTAATGGTCACAATGGTTCTGGTTACTACCATGTAGTTAGTTTTGAATACGCAGGAAAACTCGGAGCAAACAACATGACACAGATGGCGATTGGTTACAACGTCATGGAAATTTACATTCGTTATAGGTATAGCGGAACATGGTCAAGTTGGACACAAATATAGTAAAAATGAGATACATATATATAAATACAAAAGAAGATAGAGTGGTATTAATTTCTAATAAAAAAGTAGAAAGTCACCCTGATACTGAATACATGATCAACGATGATTTTGATTTAACAAAGGAACTTGACGATATGGAAAATGTTGGAAAGAAAATCAAAATGGAAGGTTTCTTAACAGCTACAGAATTTTTAGAAAGATACAACGCAGATTATGCAACAAAAAGAGTCAACGAATACCCAAGCACAGAAGATCAATTAGATAAGATTTTTCACGAAGGTGTAGATGCTTGGAAAACACAAATACAAGCAATTAAGGATAAACATCCTAAAGGTTAAATATGGCTAACACAAAAGTACAAAGCGAGTTAATAGTAGATGACGTAGCCTTAGCGGGTAACCCTACAACTTCTACTCAATCGGCAGGTAACAATACTACACGTATTGCTACTACGGCTTTTGTTACGACTGCCGTTAACAACCTTATAGACTCTGCTCCAGGGACAATGGATACCCTAAACGAGATTGCAGCAGCTTTAAATGATGATCCTTCTTTTACAACCACAGTTAATAATGCAATAGCCACAAAGCTACCACTAGCAGGTGGTACTTTGACTGGAGGATTAACAGGAACTACAGGGGCGTTTGTAAAAGCAAGCAGTGGTGGGTCAGCTACATCAAATACAGTTCTAACTATAGAGGACGATGACAATACTGAGATAAGTATTTTAGGAGGAAGTTCGTCTGTATTAGCAATTAACTTTGGGCATAGTGGTGATAATGATGAAGGTAAAATTACCTTTAATACCACAGCAGGTTCAGAAGATTTACAAATAGTATCAAGTAAAGAAATCACATTAGATGCAGCAGGAGATATTATTCTTGATGCAGGTGGTGGAGATATATTATTTAAAGACGATGGAACTTTAGTTGGAACTCTCGGTGGATTTGCATCTAACAATATGATAATTAAATCAGAATACTCAAATGGTGATGTAATCATTCAAGGTAATGATGGCGGTTCTGGTATCACAGCTCTTACCCTTGATATGTCTGATGCAGGATATGCTTATTTCAACAGTGGCATAGATGTAGCAGCAGCAGCTTCAAGAAGATTGAGATTTACAGATGCAGACGGAACATTTAGAGCAGGAATACAAGCTGTAGATACTGGTGGTCAAATGATTGGCACAACAGCACAACATGATTTTGCTATAAGAAGTCAATCAAACTTGCTTTTCTCTTCTGGTGGTAACACTGAAAGAATGAGAATAGCCAGTAGTTCAGGAAACGTAGGTATAGGAACTGCGAGTCCTAGCACTGCTTTACACATTCTTGGTAGCAGTACATCTAGAAACACAATAGTCTCTAATGTGACGATAGATGGTGGTACTGCCGTAGGTTACCCTTACGCAGGGTATGGTTTTGGTATTGATTTTAAAGGTAAAGATTACGGAAATACTGCTATCCGTGAATATGGCAGAATAATAGCACACATGACCAATCAGACTTCTCAAACAGAAGCAGGTGATGCAGGCTTTAAGTCCGCTTTATCATTTTATACAAATACTGGCGGTGCTTCTTCTACAGCAGCAACTGAAAAAATGACTATTAGTGCTGAAGGAAACGTAGGCATAGGAACTATTAGTCCAAGTGCGCCTTTACACGTTACAAGGACAGCATCAGGCTACCCTATACTAAAACTCACTCAAAACGGAGCTGACCAATACAACACTATATATCTGCAAAACTCTGACAGCACCGCAGCAACTGTTGTTATGGGTACAGGTGGTGGTTCTGTAGGTAATGCTTCTTGGGCAAATGGTGCAGTATTTGGAACAACATCTGATGCTAAAGTTGTTTTATTACAAAATGATTCAGCAGCAGTAACTATTGATACTGACCAAAAAGTAGGTATAGGAACTGATGACCCTCTTGTGCAATTAGATGTCAGAAATGGTTCAATAATGGCAGGGTCAGCTTCTGAAACTACAGGGTCTCTAACACTACAAAATTATTATTCTGGTGACCATCATTTGGCAACAATGGGTACAAATCACAGTAGTGGTGGTTGGTACTTTGGTTATGGTGTTAAACAACAGGGTAGTGGAACTACGCAATCAACTTTCTCAAATTTTAGTGGTAAAAGAAGTTTTGCTCAGTTATTTGGTGACCGAATGCAATTTAGTTTTGCTGCTGCTCAAAACACAGCTATAGGCACTGGAGTTTCTGGTCTTTCAGAAAAAGTACGTATATCTGAATATGGTGTCGCATTCAACGGAGACACAGCAGAAGCTAACTCACTTAACGATTATGAAGAAGGTACTTGGACACCTTCTATTAGAGGAACTACAGGTTCAGCAGGAACACACGCAGAAAGCACATCAGGTTCTGGTAATAACTACACAAAAATTGGAAATAGAGTTTATTTTCAGATGAGTAGGTATGTAACAAATAAAGGAAGTTTTACAGGTAAAACTAAAGTTACAGGTTTACCATTCACGAATAATGGAAGCACAGCTACTATAGCATTAAGTTTATTCCCAGACGCAGATTATCCAGATACCCGCATGGTAGTAGCACAAGTCACAGGAAATTCAGAGATACAATTCTATGATGGAGCAAGAGCAGATATTCAACACGATTGGTCAGATTTAGGAACAGGATATTATCTTAACTGCGCAGGATATTATCTAACAGATTCATAAAAATAGTAACAATTATGTCTAGTGGATTCTAGACACAGACAAAGGAGAAAAAAATGGCAATAACAAAAACAACAGAAGAAGATAAAATAGAAATTGTAGGAACAGGTAAAGATATACAAGTTCGTACAGCTACAGTTATCAAGGAAGACGGTAAAGAACTTACAAGGTCTTTTCACAGGCACGTTGTTTCTTGTGTAAACACAGTAAAAAATGCTGATGATTCATTTACACATACAGACACAGACATATCTGGCGAGTCTTCTGAAGTACAAGCAATCGCAAATGCGGTTTGGACAGATTCTGTTAAGGCAGCCAAGAAAACTGCAAATGAAGCAAGTTTATAGTAAGATAATATTTTTAACTTAGGAGAAAGACATGGTAGATACCAAAGATAATTCAAATGAAGAACCTAAAACACCTATGTTCAGTTACGAGAAAGAAGGTGAAAGAGTAGATGTAGATGCTTCTACATTCTCACCTGAAGGTCAGGAAGTTTATATGGACTTAATAGCTGATAGAGAAGATGAACAGCAGTTAAGGAAAGTTATACGCAGAAACAGTGTAAAACTAGGCGACCTTATTGCAGGCGTAAAAAAACGCAGTGACTGGCTCATAGAGAATGAAATCAACAAAGCTGAAGAAGAAACTGAAGCTGAAGAAGTTGAGGTAATAGAAGATGCAGGAGACAATAAAACCAAGCAGTAATGTTAGTGCTTTAGAATTGCACGAACAGATATGTGCTATTAGGTATGAAAACCTAGATAAAAGGCTAGAGTCAGGCTCTAAGCGTTTTATTCGTATGGAATACCTTATTTGGGGATTGTATGGCGTGTTTATTACTTCAGGTATATTAGGAGTAATAATCTAATGGCAGGAATAACAGTAAGCACAGAGCCAACCGCAGAGCCTTTATCTTTACAAGAGGTTAAGGAATATTTAAGGGTAGATGACGCCACTGATGAAAGGGTGGTACAACCTATGATTGTGGCTGCTAGACAGTTTGCTGAAAACCACATGAATAGAGCCATCATGCAACAGACCATTACTCTATATGTAGATACGGCTATGGACACAGAAAACCCATTGTGGGAAGGAATGAGAACTGCACCTGATATTAACTACTATAAGAACTACGTTGTCTTGCCTAAATCACCAGTGCAAAGCGTTACCAGTGTTAAGACTTATGACGATTCTGATACTGCTACCACTATGGCTGCTAGTAAATACTACGTTGATACAGCTAGAGAGCCTTCAAGGGTTGTTCTAAGGACAGGGGAAACATTCCCTACCGCCTTACGAGTGGCTAACGCTATTGAAGTTATTTATGTGGCAGGGTACACCAACGCCTATACAGTTCCAGAGCCTATTCGTTTAGGTATGTTGCAACACATAGCCTATATGTATGAGCATAGAGGGGATATGTATGAAGCGCAGGGTGCTCCAACATTAATGAAGAATCTCTACGCACCTTATGTTGTTCATGGGGGTATGGGTTCTAGCAACTTAATGGCAGTAGGATAATGAGCATTGGAAAGATGCGATTTGAAATACAGTTGCAAAAACCAACCAATACTAGAGATGCAGGTGGTGGATTAACGGAAGCATGGACTACCCTCACTAATTTATGGGCTGACATAAAGCCGCTCAGGGGAGCGGAAACCTACAGGCAGGGTCAAGTACAAGAAAAGACTGTTCATGCGATTACGATACGTTATAGGCGTGATATAGGTACTAATTACCGCATACTGTACGACAGCGATTACTACAACATAAAAAACATTAAGAACGTAGACAACAGAGACAGATTCTTAGAATTAGAGTGTGAATTGGGAGTAGCTATCTAATGGCTAAAAGTGGAATAAAGAATTTAAACGCTTTTCAAGATAAGTTAAAGAAAAGAATGGTTACTAATCCTGAGAAACATTTAAAAGGGTTAGTGCAAAGAAGCACCACATTAGTTGAAGGCACAGCTAAATCAAGTATTGTTAGTGGAAGCCCTTCAGGAGAAACTTACGAGAAATACAATCCTAGAAGAACACATACCGCTTCTGCTGCAGGACAACCGCCTGCTAGTGATACTGGTTATCTTGCACAAAACATAACAAGCCAAGTTAAATCAGAAGGCACTAAAGTTATTGGTCAGATAGTTGCATCTGCTCCTTATGCAAAGGCATTAGAGTTTGGAACATCACAGATGCACCCAAGACCTTTCATGCATCCTGCGCTTAATAAAAACAGAGCAAAAATAAATAGGATATTTAAAGCAGGGGGTTATCTTAAATAATGGCTATAGGTCAATTTGCATTACAGTCCGCTATTTACAGTAGATTAAATGGCGATAATACCCTTACCTCTACACACGGAGCAGGGGTATATGATGAAGTACAAGAAGGAAACAGCTATCCTTTTATAACTATAGGCGAAGAAACAGCCATAGATTACAGCACCAAAGACGTAGATGGTGGAGAATTAACAATCAATATTCATGTTTGGTCTCAATACAAAGGGAGCAAAGAAACAAAAACAATCATGGACAGGATTCATGATTTGTTGCATGATTACAGTCTTACTGTTACTGGATATAACCTAATTAATAGCAGGTTTGAATACAGCGACATTATGAGAGACCCTGATGGGGTCACAAGGCACGGAGTTATGAGATTTCGTGCAGTTATATTAGGTACTTAATTAACTACTAACTACCGAAATAACACAGTTGGCAGATGCCTTTTTTATTAATTAGAAGGTAATTAA